TCAGAACACGAGGGTCATTGATCATTGAAGCATAACGCTTCGTAGTGTCGTCCTCGTTATTCTCCACCCAAGAAATTTCCTTGCGCGCTTGCTGCGAGAGTTGGGCTTCGAGCTGCTTTCCCTGCTCCCGCATCACGATTTCGTTGTGCTGGGCTGGCAGGTACTTATCCTTGGCCTTGATGGCCTTTCGACGCAATTCCTTGATTTCAGCTTTGGTGTATTGCTTGCCTTCCGATTCCAGAATGATTTCGGAGGCTGACAGACCATCGGCTTTGTCGAGTACGTCGTCAAACGTTTCCAAGAGCGTTTCTACCTCTTTGCGCTTACCGTTAAGCGTGGTGATATCGCTAATGGACTCGTAGGGATTATTCTCGATCCGCTCGGGAGCAGGAGGCTGCTGTTTCTTGATACTGTCTTCTAAGGCCGCGAGGCGTTCTTCAACCTGCTTGCGCTTGGCCGTTAGTTCGGACACCCGCTTAAGCAGACCGCTCTTCCCCTTGGACGCCAGAAGATCAATCTCCTCTTCCGTCAGTTCATTAATGGGCTTGGAAAGAACAACCGCCTCGTTTTCAGCTTTTGCTTCAGGAGGTTCAGGTTTCTTTTCTTCCTTTACCACCGTGGCACTAGCCTCGGACTTTTCCGGCGCCGGGGGTTGCTTTGTCTGCTTCTCCTTGCGCTTGGCGATTCGGGAAGCGATAAATTCAGCCTCCGTCTTCGGTTTTTCTGCCACGGCTGGTTTAGAGTCCTCCGCGATGGACTGTACGACTGCTTGTTCTGACATAGAATGTGTTATCTAACTCCGCCCTCTTTACGCCAAGGCGACTGCGTAATTCGGAGTATAGCACACACCTATCCTTGAAGTTTTCGGAATCGTTCTTTGAACTCCGTATAGGAAACAAGGGCCAGCAGTTCATCCAAAGCCAAGATTCGCCCGCTAATTTGCTGTATGGTTTCGCTTGTAGCGCCGTGCAAATCACGGATGTGGCCCTCGCGGCAATCCTTGACGTGCTCCATCAAGGCAAGGAAATCGGAGCTGTTGTGTAGACGTTCCAGCGTCTTATGGTCAAATACTTGGATCATTGGGCTTGATTAAGCTGCTGCGTTTGCATCTCGGCCATTTGGGCGGGCTTGGTGCCAATCTTTCCAATCTGCGCATTCTGCATCTGCGTCATTTGGAATTGATACTGTTCGACGTACTTCTCTAGGCGGGCCTTAAAGGCTTCGTCTTGCTGGGCACGCTGCATAACATCCGGCTGCTGGAGGTACTGCTGTACCACTTGGAGGGCAATTTGCGCCCCATTGGGTTGCGCCCCCACTTCGATGCCAGCGTAAATCTTGGCCAAGTCGTCCGTGACCTTCTTGACGACGTTTTCTTGCGCCTGCTGGGCCGGCTGCAAGACGGCATCCGCCATTGCCGGGTTAATCGTATAGGCGACAAATTCAAGCACGTCGCCCATCTTCATGCGGCCTTCGGTGTCGATCTGCTTCAGCGTCACCATCTGCTGAATCTGCTTTTCTACCGTCTCGGGGTCGTTGTTTAGCACGTCAAACATGATCGTGATGTCGAACTTCTCGTTCGGGTCGCCACGGCTGAACTTCACGCTGTCCGAAACACCCGTCACGCGGAAGAACACCTCTTCGGGGCCGAACCGCTGAAAGCATTGAAAGGCGTACCGAATAACCTCTTGTACGTGGTTCAAGAATTTGGAAACAAACGCCTGCTGCTTCACCGTAGCCAAGCCGTCCGTCTCGGGGTCGCGGCCCATCATGCGGCGGCATTCGTCGATAATAGTGCGCTCGATCTCCACGCTGCCAGGGTTAAACTGCGGGACGGGGGCAAAGTGGATCTCACCCATGCGCCGGTAGGGAATAAGCGACTTTGGTGACCAGTCCAGCGAACCCTTGAAGTTGTCGGGCACCATGCGCGGGGGGCACGTTGCAAGGCTGTTTCGATCAATTCTGGAGTCCCGCTCCACCTTTACCTGCCACTGGGCGCCACGCATTTTTTCGGGCAGCGTATTGCACTCGTAGAGGCGCTTGTTGTCTTCGGAAAGGCGAGTAACGACAAAAGGGTAGTCGTCGTACCCGTTCATAAGTTCACGCTTGGCATAGGCCGGTTCGCCCACTTTGCCCGTAAAATGAGGATGGAACACCGTGCAATAGATGCCTTGGCTCCCGTCATCGTCGTCAATGAGGCGTTGATAGCAATAGATCACCTCAAACAGTTCGTTGCTAGACGTGTTAACGGTGCGGCTACGGGTGGCGCTGGTACGCGGTTCGCCCATCTCTACGGATGCCGTAGGGCCTTTAAGAACCTGCTCCACCCACTCCTCGTCCCATCCCTCCGTCTCGACTTTGTTCCAAAGCTGCTGCGCCGTCATAATGACGCGCCAGAAGCAATAAGGGGCCTCTTGCGGGTTGGTCGTATAGGCAGGAAAGAAAACGTCGCCATCTGGCGCAAGCGCCGCTACCTTGGGGGCATTGATTGACTGCCGCACAACGGGCAGTTCGGCGACGCCGTCTTTACGAAGCTGAATCAGCGCCTTTTTGATGCGCTTGTCTTTAATGCCCGCAAACTGCTGCTTAAACAGCATAATAAGCTGTTCGTCGTTTTCACCGCTCAAAACTAGGCGGGCCAGCGGCGGGCTAATCTCGGCAATCTGGTTAATGTCCAGCTTTTGCAAGAAAGTGCGCGCTTCCTTCTGCCAACCAACGTAAGTAATCATTACGTTCTTCTCAAGTAGGTAGTTGGCGCCCAACTCCATTTGCCGAGCAAAATCGGGAATATACGTCCGAATCATCCACTTGAGGAACGCCGAAACAACCTTGGCTCGGCCTACGTCGCCCATCTCCACCGGAAACGCCCGAATGTTTGCCCGTCCCAAAGACGACATGAACAGCGAAACGTAGGCGTCAATGTGCTCTTCAATCAGAAAAACTTCCGTGTCCGACGCATCTTCCCACGGAAACGCATCGGCCCCATGCTTCAACAAGTCTTTTGCCTTGCCCGCCCAAATGTTCCGCCGATAGTCGAAACTATCCCGGCAAGTCGTCATGTACCAACCCAAGTCGTTTAACGTCTGGTCATAAGCGGTCTTTAGAGCCATAATGTTCGGCTTGTCGCCGACGTACAACATGGCCTGAGTGTGGTCGTTAGAGTTGTTCATTGAAACGTTGCTTGAGCTGGCTAGTGGTTTCGCGTCTGCCAATCTGCCTAATCATCGTGGAAACAAGTTTATAGTTCAGCCCAAGCTTGTCCGCCAAAGCAGAGGGAACGACTTCGTTGTAAGACGCATGAACCACATGATAAAGCATTTCAAAGGCAAGAAACCTGTCTGCTTGCTGATTCAACCACACAGGGTCTTCTGTAAGGTCTTTTTCAGAGTCCGGTGAGCAATTCATGGCGAAAACTCTCCCCTCCCGACTCGTCCTTGATACAATCGACAAAAATGGATTTGCCGATGAGACGATCTTTTAGCCGGCGGGGAATTGCCACAGGATACTTGCCGTCGCGCCCTTCAATGGCAGCAAACACCCAGTTCTCGTTGCGCGCCGGGTGAATCACATGCGCTTTGAGCCGCTTGGGCACCACCATCGGGATTTCCACGGCTAAACGCAACTTGTCGGCCCCAGATGCCGTAAACCATTTGGCCCCGTCAATTTCGTAGAAATCCTTTTCGCAAAGGTGATTGTCTCGCAACCTTGCCAATTCAGGCGGGGCCATCTTCATCTCTTTGGCCAAGGACATAAATCGGATGTCCCCAGGCTGCGGCTCACGTTGGGGCTGGGGTTTACGTCCACGCCGTTTTGCTGTTGTTGCATTCATTAATAGCCTCCTCTGGTTTTCATTCCTCTACCGCCTGCCTTAATATCAACGTACCGGATGCCATCAATTGCCGCATACCGCAGGCAATCAATCGGGTCTTTGAAGATTTCTTTTTCGTCCTCGCCGATGTACTCCTTTAGCGCCAATATCGTGTTTTCGCACCGATTGCTGATGTAAAAATGTGGGCGATTCAGCCCATCAATCGGCTTCTTGACGTTGTACGCCATCTTGCTCTGCAAAGCCTGCAATCCTTCGTTGATATGCAGCCCTGGGGCCGGGACAAAGCGCATCCCGAGGTTGCACATTTCCTCCATGATTGAGGAACTACCCATCAATGTCTGGTGTTTGTTTGTACCCAACCGAGGGTCAATCAGGCGCTCGTACACTTCGGCAATTCCAAGCTGCTTCTCGACGTTTTTAATGATGTCGATGTAGTCGTCGTATCCGTAGCCACGGCCCCGTGCCCCCTCGCCCTCCACCCACTTGCCGCCGTTGGTCTTTGCCCAGTCGCCAAACGTCACATCCGGCCACTCCGCCACTACCCAATACGTGTCGGACGCATCCACCCCAATCCACGACATAAACCAGTTCTTTTTCCCAGCCGGGTCCAGCACCATGTAGTAGGTTAAACCCTTTGGTATGTCCTCTGGCTTGACGACATTTACCAGTTCCCCGAAACAGGGAAAACTCGTTGTTGCATTACTTGTCGGCACCCCATACGCCGACATGAGCGTATAAGAAACGTCGTTCTTCGCCCGGCAGATCTCCGCTACGGTCTCATATCCGCCCCACGGGTTGTCCTTCGTGTGGAAATAAATGATCGCCGTGTTTTTCTGGGCGTTCTGCTGCACATAGGGCACCTTGTAGCCCTCAAGGCCGTGCAATTCCTTCATCAACGGCGCATCCCGCTCCTCAATCGTTCGAGCCCCGCCACGATAGTTCCTCACCGTTTCCGTTTCGCCATGAATCGGGGTGAAGGTGAGCAGCAACTTGGCATCATGCGTCGCCAACCGCAGATACAGACGGTCCAACATGGCCATGCCGAGCAGGTATTCGTCGCACCACGCCCCAATGTTTACCACCGTGGGCGCCGGACTGCCCAACTTCTGACCCTCTAGGATGCTTTCGTTTTGCTGAAACTGCGTGTACGTCTTAAAAACGATCTGAGACTTGTTCGGCAGCGTCAGTTTGTACCCAGCAAAGCCGTTCTGTTGGCTATAGCTGACGTAATGCGTTTCGTTTGTCACCCGCTGCCGCAATTCTGCCGGCAACATGCCCCAGACCGCCGCTTGTTGCACCATTACACTTGTCTGAGCGTCTTGGGAAAAGCAGAAGATGGTGCTTTCCGGGTTGTTGATTGCCGCCTTAATGACTGCCTTGGCCCCGTAGAAGGTCTTTCCGCTGCGATTGGCGCCTAGCAGCAGCAAAGTACGGGCATCCACCAGTAACTTGTCCGCCACTTTCCAATTATCGAACTCCCAGCCGTGCCGATAGGGATCTCTTAAGCTGTTCTCAATCGCCGCATGGTAA